GAAGAGACGCCTATCAGGTCGCCCTGAGCTATCGCCGTCGTCCAGCCCGTCAGGTCGCTCACCAGCCCCTCAGACGCGGCTGTCATGCCCGGTAGCACGCCAGCGTGCATCGGTGTCAGCCCCGCCGACCAGTGACCCTGAGCGCCGAATTGGATATCCAATGTCGTTGTCACAGCGACAGGCAGGAACACCTGATTTCCAGCAAACAGATGAATGCCAACGATCACGCCAGGAAACGGAACCTCAATCAGGCCCGTCGAGCCAGCCGAGAGCGCTGTGGTGCCGCCGCCAAAGTGCATCGGCAGAGCGACCACGTCGGGAAACGTCGGCGGTCCAGCGGGTAGCTGCCTGCTCTTGCGCAGGTTGTTGCGCCACATCTCAACGAGCGCCGCGCTCTGCCCAAGCGGGCCAGCCGTGGATGAGTCCTGCAAGCCGCCGGAGATCGCGCCTTTGCGAGCTAGATCGTCGCCCTCAGCCATTAGAGGTACGAGACAGTGTGAGAGAACGTGCCATCGCCTGACACCTCACCATCAACCCGCTGTGCCCACAGGTTCTGACCGGTGCCGAGCCGGTCGGACGCCTGTATCGTGTGTGTCTGCCCGGGCAGTAGCTGCGCGTCTGATGGCGTGGTCATGGTCACCTTGACAAACTCTCGATTGACTTCGTTGATCCAGTAGTTGGCGACACTCTCGGTTGACATGCCATCGCCGGGGTCTGAGTCGCGCTTACGTTCGATCATCTTGGACTCAAAGACGAACACTTTCGGTTCGCTCTGATACGCGTTGCTCGACTCGATATACCAGACGCGCGGGTCTTCGTAGTCGCCCACGTCGTACCCACCTACACGCACGCTGTTGTATGTCTGGAGGATTGTGCGGTTAGCCGACCCGCTGCGTATGTCAACACCTTCTGTGAACGTGTGGCTGCTACTGCCGGCCTCAACACTCACCGGCGTCCTGACAACGAAGCTGCCATTGAAATACGTTCGGTAGCCCAGGCTGATAGCGTCGATTCTGCCTATGTAGCTGAGTGCTGTCTCGCCACGTCGCCATAGGAACTCTTCCGGGGCTATCGTCCCCATGATGGTCGACGTGCCACCTATGCCACCCACGCTGCTCACGCCAGCTAGCCCCAGGACCGCTGTAACAATATCCTGATCGGTCCCCGACGAAGCCCCGATGATATCTTCCAAGTACAGCCCATCGGTCAGCTCATCAGACGGTGCATACTCGGCTGCTTTGTACAGCGGATCGCGACACGTCAGCGTCGTTTGCTTGGGATACAGCGCGTAGTCTTTCTGGACAAGGAACCCACGCCATCGCTGTATGCCGTTGACGGTGATGACAACCTCATCGTAGTAGCCGCCGCCCGGGTCAAGTGCACACGTCACCGACGCTTCGCCTACCTGTAGGTCAAAGCCGCTAGACCATCGCAGCCCCATCACCCACGGCACGCTGTTGCCGCCTATCGTCACGCTGACCGTAAGTGGACGGACTGTGCCTGCCATTACGTGTCTGTAATAATAAATTCAGCGTTGGCGATTGTCTGTCCATCAGGGTATGGCGCACGCCGCGATGCCGACAGCAGGACAGCCTCATGCCCGGTCAGCCCATCGATATTGACGGTCCCTAGCTGACCCAGGACAGCGTTGAGAGCGCCCCAGACCGACTCATTCTCCAGCAGCATCACCACGCGCCAACGCAGCGGTACGCGGCCTCCCTGATCGATGGTGAACTCATCCCCGCCAGGAATCTCTTGAATGGCGACGCGAGCTTCGCGTGTCTCTTCGTAATCGCCAGCCACGGCGACGAACGTCACCGTGGCCCCGGGAGCGGTAAAGCTGCTCATCGCGCCAGGATGCTCCTGCCCTCAAGGCCCGTAGGCGCACCCGGTAGCGGTTGTGTCACCGGAGCGGTGCTCGCGTTCTCGGTGTCAATCAACGCCTGTAGCACCGCCGCAGCCGCCTGATTTGCCACGTTCTGCGCGTCGATCCCGTTGGCGATGGTGAGCGGGCCAGAAAACTCGACTACCGGTGCCATGAAGTTCATGCCAGCATCCCCAACCTGCTGTTGGTTGAGGATCGGCAGTGGGGCGACAGCCGGCGCGAGTGTGCCCACGTCGCCCTGTAGGACCGGGTTGAGTGCCGTACTGCCCGTCTGTGCCTGCACGATATTGCTAGCGGTCAGCGCATTGGACTTTGCTAATGTTGCTTCGTCAAGGTTCCGCTTGTACGCCTCTAGCGCAGCAGCGGCATCCTTGAACGGCTGCCCGAACGTGCTAGGCAGCAACCCGCCTATCGTCGCAAAAACCTGCGCCAGCCCGCCTATGGCATTTGCAAACACTGTCCTCATCCCGATAGCTAACTCGGCCATCTTATCGTGAACAGCGTCAATCACTTTGAACGTCGTGTCCCTGATGCCAAACCAGTTATTGTCCCAGGCCAGTTTCAGCGCAACGATAGCCGCGATGGCCGCGAAGATCACGCCAGCGGGACTCGCCAGCAGGGCAATGATGGAAATGATCTGACCGACAACAAACAACACCGGCCCGAGTGCCGCCAGCCCGCCAAGAGCTAGCCCGACATTCTTCAACACTTCCGGGTCCATTGCGTTCAGGGCACCAATCCACGTTTCCATATTCGGGATCAAACTCTGTTGCATGAACGTGGAGGCTTTCTCGATTGCCGGCCTGAACTGCTGATCCCAGACAGGGATAAAGTCGGCTTCAATGCGGTTTTTGATGGCCGTTAGCTGGTTGGCCGTGTCCTGCATTGCTTTCTGAACTTCTGTCTGTAACGCGCCGCCCTCAGCCCATTGCGCGTTTGCTTTCTGGAGTGCGTCGGAAAGCTGCTCGGGCGAATTGGCTAACGTCTGGAAGACAAGTAGCTCACGCACATTGGTGACGCCAATGTCTTTGAGGGCCTGTAGCTGTGCGCCTATACCCTCTTCCGTCTCAATCCTTTTCAGCCCGTGAATGATCTTCTCAAAGGCCGTAGCAGGATTGGTGTTTACAAGGGCTTTGAACTCTTCCTGCGTGACGCCCGCGACCCGAGCAAACGCAGCAAGCTTGCTTTTCCCGCCGGCGGCTTCGTCTGTCAGCTTCGCCTGCTCAACGCTCGTCTGTGCCATCTCGCGCTTGTACTTCTCGATAGCGAGCGCGTTTGCCAGGACTACCGACTTGGGAGTATTGCGGCCAAACTCTTGCTGTCGAGCCTCAGCAACCTGCAATGACGCTGACAAATCAAGGAACTTGTCACGCAGGTTTGAGATAGCTTGCGCGTTCTCTTTTGTGGCTTTCTCGCCCGCGTTTGCGCCCTTGACCATATCGCTAAAGAACGTGCTAATCGCGGTGCCTGCCGCCTCGGGTTCCAATCGCACACTGGCGAGCGCGGCGGCTATGCCCAGGATTTCCTGTGGTGCCACGCCTACGGCGTTGAGTGCCGCGCCAATCCGCTTCGTATGGTGGATGATCTCGGACTCGGTAGCCTCTGTCGCGTTACCTAGCTCGGTAATAACGTCGGCTACGCGTTCCCAATCCTTATCGCTCGCGCCAATCAACAGGCTCGCGTTGGCAAACTCACGCGCTAGCTCTTCCATCGAACCGAATTGACCATCGGTCGCCACGCCAAGCTTGCCGATTACCTGTATGAAGCGAGTCAATTCAGGCGTGCCGTTGATGCCGAGCGAACCTGCCGCCTGTGCGATGTTGGCTAGCTCGACAGCCGACTTACCGCCAACGGCGTCTGTGCCCGCCAGCCTCAGAATCTCCGCGCGTAGCTCGGGAACACTGGTCGTCGTCTCGTCAACCGTCTTACGCACGCCAGTAAACGCGTGCTCAAAGTCGATCCCCGCGTTGATCACAGCGCCAGCAGCGCCAACGATAGGCGCGGTCAGGCCGAGCGTGAGCGACCGACCGGCAGACTGGACACCAGACGCCGTCCGGTGAATGCTGTTGCTGAGTCCCTGTAGCCCGTTGACAGCCGCCGCCGTGTCTGCACCGACAGTGATAAATAGCTCAGCTATCGGTACAGGCATTAGCTAGTACGTCTCCACTTGCCGCTCAGAACCCATCTTCCGTGCCCGCTGACGGGCCACAGCCAGCCCGCGCTGTTGACGCTGCCGCTTGCTCGTCTCGCTCATCTCGATGCGATAGAACGCCATCCAATGCGAGAACTCTTCGCTCGACATTTCCCTATGTAGACGCGCCCTTGTTAGCTTTAGCTCGCGACACAGGAAAAGCTCGAATCTCGCCATCGGATCGTTCAGGATCACTTTTGACGGCATCCTGCACAGCCTCTTCCGACAGGCCCGACAGATTGTTGATGGCTTTCACGATGCGGATCATCGCAGAGATGGACTTGTCTTGTAGCTGCTCGTAGTCCTCAAACGTGAACTTGGGATCGGCTACGCCCTCAACGAACGTGAGTGCTTCCAATTCCGCGTTGTCGATCACGTCTTTCTGCGTGTACCGGTCGCGATGTGTCGCCCTCTTTGTCATGTCACTAACCTGCCGGCGAGTGAACGTGCGGATAAGGACGCTACAGCCCCACTCCGGCACGTCGATTTCCTCTTCGCGGATATCGTCGGCAGCCAGGATTTGGGCGGTTGTACCGCGTGGCAAGTGACCATTCGATGGCATTGGGACTCCCTTGAGTGCGAATGCAGGATGGGAACGGGCCGGGGAGAGTGTTGGCATCCCCGGCCCGTCAGGGCTAACCAGCGGTAACCGTACCGCTCACAGCTAGCTCAGCCGTCCACGTCGCCGTGTCGTCGCCGGGAGTGTCAACCCCAAACGACGCAACAAATGCCGAGCCAGTGAACGAACGAGTGCCGCCGCCTGAACCTGATGGACGATAGGCGAACGTCGCCACAGCGGGAACAGCCGCCAGGATGGATGCCTCAAACAACGCAGCCAACGTCGGATCGTATGCGCCCTCCAGGCTGATTGTCGCCGCGTACGGGCCAACGATCTTTGATACCGGGTTGCCGCCGATAGGCGTGATATCCGTTATGTCACGCTCAATGCTGATAGACGCTGACGTGACATACGGGCTGATATCCGTACCGCCGAACGTAAACTGAGAAATGCCGCCACTGCTAAACGCCATCTGTACCTACTCCAATTGGTTCAGAGACGGGCGGCTGAGCCGGCGGTCCTGATGAGAGTGTTCCCGAGCTATGTCGCGGGAACCCGTACCGGCGCTCGATGGCGACGGTTGACACGTTGATACCTTTCCGGAACGCTGTCCAGAACGGATCGCGTGGGTACTGCTTTTCGATTGCTGCCGAGATCAGAATCAAGCCGCGCCGCATCTCGCGCCAGAAGTCAGCATCACGCATCAGAACTCGGCCGGTTGGAACTTGATGCGATAGAAGCCACCCAGGTAGACCGTAGGAATGCCGCCCTCAGCGTCGGTTCGCTGATGTGGCTGCTCGCGAATGCAGGACGATATACGCGTGTCGCGCACGATGGTGCCTGTGTCAGGGACCGTCAACACGTCCTCTATGCGGTCTGCGATGGCTTCTATCTGGCTGTAGGCCGACCCCACGCGCACAGCCCTGATGAGATACAGCGCGTTGGTCAGCCGCGTCCTGCTCGTCTGTACCTTGTCAGCCCCGCCCAGGTAGGTCACCATTATGAACGGCCCACGGTAGGTCGCCGTGGCCTGTGGTGCCATATCAAAGTAGATACGCTGACCAACACCGAGCACTACGGTGATGATGTTGTCGCCTGTCAGCGTTTCCCAAATCCATTGGTTCGCGCGGGTGAGATCAGCACTCACGGACTTAGCTCTTTGAGCCGCCGCTCGAAATCACGCTGGAACGCGTCTCTGCTCGGCTCGATAGCAGGCGTGAAATACGGCTGAGGACTCATCGTCGCCGTGCCGTATTCCTGAAAAATACCATGTGACGCAGCTACGCCCACCACTACCGTATAGGTAGCCGCAGGGCCACCACTAAGCGATATCGCAAACTCGGGCCGTATCTCTTCCAGAATAACAACGTTATCGTTTACGGCCTCT